GTACGACCATGAAATCAAGTTCTCCCCCCGAGATTTGGTGTTGGTCGGCGGTCGTCGAGGCTCTGGTAAGTCACTCACTTGCGCGAACATTGCTAACAACGTATTTCAATCTGGACGTTCAGCTATCTATTTCACGATTGAGATGGATAGTAGATCAATACTGCAACGGTGTTGTTCTATCGCTACTGGAGTGCCCTACTCTCGTCTTCGAACACAAAATCTAAGTGTGATCGAATGGGAGAAAGTGGCTGGCTGGTGGGCGAGTCGCTTCCAGCAAGGTCAAGAGCGGTTGAAAGAATACAAAGAAAAACGAGACTTCACAGAGTTTCATAGGACCCTTACTACTCAGCACGAGCTTCTCCCGACTCAACAGCTAGACGTAGTATATGATCCAGGACTCACTCTCGCAAAGATACGGGCGGAGCTTGACAAAAAAGTCAGCAGAATAGATGCCGGTGTCATTATTGTAGACTATATCAACCAAGTAAAGCGCTCGACCGTTCCCTCTCGGGGAGGGCAGTACGATTGGACGGAACAGATTGAAGTATCCAAAGCGTTAAAAGCTATGGCACAGGAGTATGAGTGCACTGTATTCTCTCCTTACCAAACCGATGCAACCGGCGAAGCACGCTTCGCAAAAGGCATTCTTGATGCGGCTGATGCTGCCTATGCCCTCGAGACGTGGGACCAAGAAGATGAATGTATCACGTTCAACTGTGTGAAAATGAGAGCCGCCAGTATGAAGTCTTTCAGTTCAGTTATGGATTGGGAGTCTTTGAAGATGGGGCCAGAAACAGCACTTACTCCAAAAGAGCGAGAAGCTAGTTCACACAAAACTGATGAAGATATTGACGACCTCTGATAAAAAAAGTTCTTGACTATCCCCGTTGTTTGCTGTATAATATGTACTTCAATCATCGGGGATTTTTATTTATGGGAATGTTTTATGGATCAATTCGACATACAACTAGCGGTAGAAAAAAGAAAAGCAGTACTAAGAGCTCTCGACGAACTATCCGAGCAGTTCAATCAAACTCTCCAAAACCTTATAGACGAGAAACACCTGAGTACAGAAGTGCCTCCGACACAGTTGGAGTTGCCGCTCGGCACGACCCGATGCAGTATACAGGACAGTTGGTTAAAGGGATAGGAACTATGCACAAATCAAATGCTGTACCAATTATTGATGAACAGCATATGAAAGATATTGCAAGGATGAGAAGATAATGGCATTAAAGAATACTAGACTAGCTCCCAAAATTACAGAGCTGTTTGATATACTCGAGGTAGATATGGAAGCAGGCGACTACGAGCACGCAGATGTAATTATTGCTCGACTCTCCAAGTACTTTCACTTATTCGATGATGAACATACAGACTATTACCAATACGCTCAAACAACTGTTGAAACTATGCTGGGTCACTATGATGATGATTATGATGATGGTGACAATGCTCTCTTTGATTGGGATGGCGATGCTTTGGCATCTGGCGGCTTTGGTACGGATGAAGACTATTGAACGTAGAAGACCTGTTAAGAAACAAAGGTATTGATTACATACCTAAAGGCAAAGACTTTGTGGTCAGTTGTCTCAATCCTGAGCATCCTGACCGCAATCCTTCTATGCGTATAGATCAAGTAACAGGTATATTTAATTGTTTCTCTTGCGAGTATAAAGGCAATCTTTTTACTCACTTTGGAGAAAAAGCAAACAAGATGGAAATCAAGCGTCAGCTCTTAAAGAAAAAGATTGACGAGGTAAGGGCTGAAAGCGTGGGTTTACAAATGCCAGAGGGATATGCCCCCTATGTTGGAAATTGGCGGGGTATTAGTCCCGCAACTTATAAAGAATTTGAAGCGTTCATACATTCCGGTAAGGACTTTGTAGGACGTATTTGTTTTCCTATTCGTGACCGTACAGGTCGAATAGTTTCATTTCAATCAAGAACTACGGGAGACCAACAACCAAAGTATCTTAACACTCCTCCAGGAGCAAAGATGCCGTTGTTTCCTGTTGTACAGCCAGTACAAGGGCGTATTATTCTTGTAGAAGGTATATTTGATGTAATGAATTTACACGACAAAGGACTCACTAACGCAGTGTGTTGTTTTGGAGTGAAGAATGTAACCGTAGAAAAGTTACAGGTTCTCGCAGTAGCGGGCGTGGAAGGTGTGGACATCTTTCTCGATAATGATGAAGCAGGCCAAGGACAGGCTGAAAAAGTACGTGAGCTATGTGAGTCAGTGGGACTCGATACACGCAACATTGCTTTTGGAGACAAAAACATGGATGCGGGTGCATTAGCTGAAACTCAAGTTGTTAAACTAAAGTCTAAATTATATGATTAGTCAAGAATTAGTATCCGCCCTACACAAAGTACATGAGCTACTACCCGAGGGAGTATCCCTTACAAAAGGCGGAGTAGGGGAAATAGCAGCCGCTTATTACTTAGGGCACACTCTATTAAAAGGAGATAAAGGTCCAGACGCCATAGATTCTGATGGTAATATGTATGAGTATAAAGTCTGTGAAACTACAAAAACTGCTAGATTTAACTTTCATATGGGATCAAGACGAGACGCCACTCCAGGATGGACTATTGAACAGCACGTTAGAGATAAATTCAAAGACGTGGTAGGTTGTTACTGTTTAGTTAGAGACGGAATGGAGATTATTGATGGAGAATATATTCCAGTAGAAGATTTGATTGAGTTATGCTTGAGTGCAGTAAAAAACAGCACTTCTCAACAAATAAATCCAAACTGGAATATGACAAGTTTAAGGAAAGCATTAAATGCCTAAGGTTGCATTAGTAGAAACCAAACCAAGTAAAACAAGATTTTCAGCAGAGTTCGACGGACTGGAGTTTGACCAGTTTCAGTTGTGCTCTGACCCTAATATTAAGAAAGTGTTGAAGCGAGACTGTGACATTGATATGAATCCAGACGATTATGACTGGGTTATTCTTGTTGGTAGTGATGCGATGAAATACTTCACAAAACTAAGTTCCGTTACGGAATACTCTGGGAAAAAAGTGGAAGGCAAGTACTTGCCTATTATTAACCCTGCGATGCTTGCATTCAAGCCCGAAGCCAAGAAGGTGTGGGAATCCGGAAAGCAAAGCATCCTAGAGTATATCGCTGGCGAGAAAGAAGACGTAGTAATTGATGAGTCAATCGCTTTCGGTATACAAGATACGGAGAAAGCAAATGAATTCATCCAAGCAGCATTGGAGCACCCGTGCGAATACATTGCACTGGACTCAGAAACTACCGGACTCTACCCTAGGGATGGCTACATGCTCGGCATTAGCCTTTGTTATGATGGGGTTACTGGTGCCTATATTGATACCGATTGTTTCTCTGAGCATACTGAGCACCTGCTTCGTGAGCTCTTCCTCAAGAAAACAGTAGTATTTCACAACGCCAAGTTCGATATGGCGTTCTTTGAATATCACTTTCACTTCGAGTTTCCAAACTTCGAAGACACCATGTTGCTCCATTACCTCATAGACGAGAATCCCGGAGGGCATGGCCTCAAGCAGTTGACAATGAAGTTTACTCCTTATGGTGACTACGAGAAACCAATGTACGATTGGATTGACCAGTATCGTAAAGAACACGGCATTCTCAAAGATCAATTTAACTGGGGTGATATTCCTTTTGATGTAATGAAAACATACGCAGGCATGGACGCCTTGTGTACTTTTTTAATCTACGAGAAGTTTTTGAAGATTAAGCAAAACCCTAGACTGAAGTGGGTATACGATAATATTCTTATTCCAGGTACTCGCTTCCTAATTGATACACAAGACAACGGTGTACCGTTCGACCGTAAGCGTTTGTACGTAGGGCAAGAAGCAATGCAGAACGATATTGATGATGCTGTTGCTGCTCTATATGAGAACGATAAGATAAGGAGGTTTGAAGAAATAAATGGAAAGCCTTTTAATCCTAATAGCACTGTTCAGTTGCGTAGTCTTTTGTTTGATTACTTGGGCTTGCAACCAACTGGAAAGAAGACAGGTACGGGTGCGGACTCTACTGACGCGGAAGTGCTCAAGGAGCTCGCGCTTCAGAGCGATGTACCTAAGCGGATCTTGGATATACGACAAAAATCTAAAATCAAAAATACTTATCTGGACAAAATCATACCTCAACTGGATCGAGATTCTCGACTTAGGACGGGTTTTAACCTTCATGGTACTACTAGTGGCCGTCTCAGCTCTAGTGGCAAACTTAATATGCAACAGCTGCCTCGAGACAATCCTACTGTAAAAGGCTGTATCAAAGCAGCGCCTGGACACAAGATTGTTGCGATGGACTTGACGACAGCAGAAGTATATGTTGCGGCAGTACTCGCGCAGGATATTGAACTGATGCGAGTATTTCGAAGCGGAGGTAACTTCCACAGTACGATTGCTCACAAAGTATTTCGACTGCCTTGTGATGTAGACCAGGTAGCTGAGCTATATCCTGATAAGCGTCAGGCCGCAAAAGCAGTGACTTTTGGGATTATGTACGGCGCGGGACCAGCAAAGATCAGTGAGCAAGTAACAAAAGACAGCGGTAAGTATTTTTCTAAATCGGAAGCACAAGAAGTTATTAGTGACTACTTCAAAGCCTTCCACAAGCTAAAGGCATGGATTGATGATAATCAAAAATTTATTGAGCAGAATGGGTTCATTTATTCTTTCTTTGGTCGGAAGCGTAGGCTCCCCAACGTTGAATCCACCGATGCCGCTATCCGTTCGCATAGCGTTCGTTCTGGTCTTAATTTTTTGGTACAGTCTGCTGCTAGCGATATTAACCTCCTTGGCGCAATAGATATGGGAGAGTATATTAAAGCAAAAGGTATGAAAGCAAGAATCTTTGCTCTTGTACACGACTCTATTCTTGCGGAAGTTCCAGAGGACGAAATTGAACACTATAAAGAAAAGTTGTTGGACTTTGTACAGTTGGATAGAGGACTTTCTATCCCCGGTGCTCCAATCGGATGCGACTTTGAGATCATCCACGAAGACTACTCCAACGGTAAATTCTCAAAATTGTATGGTGATACAGTATAAAAGCTTAAATAAGATAAAGTTTCCCGTCTATGTACTGCCTTCAGGTAACTGGGATAGACAAGACGGGTTGCTTTTCTTAGATGGAAAAATAGTTGATGACAGAAATATGTCAGGAGATACGCTCGGTATGCGTAGACTTCAAACGCCCCATAAAAACATTTTTCCGTTGAAACAGCAGATAGATAACTTTCGAGGAATTGTAAAATCGAAAGACAAGACTTTTATAGATACAAATGGTACTCCATTTATCTATGAAAAGACTGAATTTTGTAGATTAAAATACTACAGAATAAAGTCAGTAACACAAAGGGATACTTGTTCGCTTCTAAAACTTGATGGAGTAAAACAGCCTTTTGTCATACCAAGACCTCCAGCAGAAGATATGCGGTATGCTGGAATCTTACACTATGGACCCATGCCGTGGGTATTGTACGAGTACTCTGAAGACCGTCGTGACGACACTCGAAGAAAAGTATAAATTATGCGTAGAAAATCAAAAACCTTACAAGGTGCAAACTTAGAGTTGCAAGAGATTGAACCGCTCACTAAGAATCAGCTACGAGCATTCGAAAGTGACAAGAATATGGTCCTGCACGGGGTCGCAGGAACTGGAAAAACCTTCATTGCGTGCTATTTCGCATTCGATGATATGATTAAGGGCGAGATGGATAAACTCGTACTTATTCGCAGTGCTGTACCCACGAGAGACATCGGATTCTTGCCGGGTACAGAAAAAGAAAAAGCGTCAGTCTATGAAGAGCCCTACAAAGATATTTGTGTAGAGTTGTTTCAGCGAGGCGATGCGTACCAAATACTCAAAACAAAAGCACTGGTACACTTTATGACTACTTCTTTCATTCGTGGCGTAACTTTACGAAACGCTACAATCATTGTTGATGAATGTCAGAATATGTCATTTCACGAGTTAGATTCAATTATTACTCGAGTTGGAGAAGGATGTAGAGTAATTTTTTGCGGAGATTTTCGGCAGGCTGACTTACAGAAAAACGGACTACGAGACTTTATTCGTATTCTAAAAGCTACTGATATGTTTGATGTAATTGACTTTGAAATCAATGACATAGTTCGTAGTAATTTTGTAAAACGCTACATTATTGCAAAGGAACAATTAGGGCTAGGCTAAATGAAAGCAGTACTCAGTAACAGAATCTTTATGGAAGCAACTCCGGAGTATAGAAAGGTACTCTCGGACGAACTCACCTATAAAATTCCTTCTCAAAACCCTAACGACCCTCCGCAGATTATTAAAAATCTGCAACGGGTGCGCGAAAATCTGGTATCTATACCAATCGGACGAGTGGACTTGATACCAAACGACTACGAAGTTGTTGACAAGCGTTTGAGCATTCCTGCTAATTTTTCGGAGTTTAAGTTTGAATTACGGCAAAGTCAGCAGGATGTTTACGATGCTCTTGAAGACAACTGTATTATAAATGCGTGGGTAAGCTGGGGTAAAACCTTTACTGGCCTTGCTATTGCGGGTAAGTTAGGCATGAAAACTCTAGTTGTTACTCACACGGTACCTTTGCGAAATCAATGGGCAAAGGAAGTGGAGAAAGTATATGGAATTACCCCCGGGATTATTGGTTCTGGTAGGTTTGAGTTGGACAGCCCTATTGTCATTGGCAACACTCAGACTTTGTATCGTAACATTGACAAGATTAGAAAAGAATTCGGAACAGTAATACTTGATGAGATGCATCACGTTTCATCGCCGACATTTTCTAAAATTATTGATACCTCTCATGCTAGGTATAAGATTGGACTCTCTGGCACCATCGAACGCAAGGACGGAAAACACGTTGTCTTCAGAGACTACTTCAGCCCGAATATTTTCAAACCACCGAAAGAGAATTTCCTCACGCCAAGTATTCACATATACAGAAGTGAGGTTAGGTTTCCCGATGGGGCGAGTATTCCTTGGGCTAAGCGAGTCAATGCTATCGCAAATAACGACGAGTATCGTCACTCTGTCGCGATGTTAGCATCAGCATACGCCGCACGAGGCCACAAGGTGCTCGTGGTGTCAGATCGAGTTCATTTTTTGAAAAGCTGCGCCGAACTGACTGGTGAGAAATCTGTATGTGTTACGGGCGAGGTTTCGCATGAGGATAGAGAAACCCTCGTGTCTGAAATATTACATGGAGATAAGAATGTTCTTTATGGGACTCAAGCAATTTTTAGTGAAGGTATTTCAGTTAATACTTTATCTTGCCTTATTCTTGCCACACCTATTAATAATGAGCCACTGCTCACCCAGCTCATCGGACGTGTCATACGAAAGCACGAAAACAAAAGAGACCCTGTAATTATTGACATACACCTGAAAGGTAAAACAGCGCAAAGACAGGCGTCAAACAGAATGGGCTACTATATGAAACAAGGTTATCAAATTAAACAGCTTTGAACGTAGAAAAATACTTCTTGACATTTACTTCAAATGAGAGTATAATATGTTATTCTATGATTGGGAAAAAATCTTTGATGCATCGGAGGGAAATCCTCACTCGATGTACATCATCTTTCGCATGATGTATCTCAAAGAAATACCGGATAATCGTTATGATAAACTTTATAAGTATAGCACAAAGAGTTTCATTGGGACTTCTTTTTTATTACATCCCGATGTTTTACTCTATAATGCTTATAAGCACAGCTATCGCGAAATAAGCCAGTACCTCGCTTTAGCTTCTTTACGTCCGTATGCGGACTATGCAATATCTGGCACACTAACTCTGGATCTTGATATATGTGAGATACCAGTGGAACTATTTAACGAAAACAGCCTACTTCGTGTTAAAAATGGTAAAGTACATTTTAAATACGAAGAAGTCAAACAAAAGGATATACACTAATGGCACTATCATTTAACAAAGCCGCTGGCGGCGCTAAAAAATCATCAATCACCTCTTATACTTACCGTGACGGAGACAACGAAGTTCGTTTAGTTGGAGACGTACTCGCACGATACGTTTACTGGCTCGAAGGCAAGAACGGCAAAAACATTCCTTTCGAGTGCCTGTCATTTGACCGTAACGAAGAGCGATTTAACAATCTCGAGAAAGATTGGGTTCGTGAGTACTACCCTGATCTGAAGTGTGGCTGGAGCTACGCTATGCAGTGTCTTGACGGCGGTGAAGTCAAAATCATCAACCTCAAGAAGAAGCTATTCGAAGCTATCTTGACTGCAGCAGAAGACCTTGGAGATCCTACTGATCCTGAGACTGGCTGGGACGTCAAGTTCAAGCGAGTAAAAACTGGCCCTCTTCCTTACAACGTGGAGTACCAGTTACAAGTACTCAAGTGCAAGCAGCGTGCTCTTAGCGAAAGCGAAATGGCCGCTATTGCTGACCTGAAGTCTATGGATGACGTTATGCCTCGTCCTACTCCAGACGCTCAGAAGACTCTTCTCGATGAGATTCGTGAAGATGCAGCGGGCGATATCGACGAATCATTGGAAGATGAGTTCAAAATCGGATGATTTTATTTACGGCAGATTGGCACATAAAGCTAGGGCAGAAAAACGTACCTCGTGAGTGGGCCATAGACCGCTACCAAAAGTTCTTTGAGCAAGTACATAGTCTCGAAAAACAATGCAATATGCACATTATTGGTGGTGATTTATTTGACCGTCTGCCGAACATGGAAGAGTTGGAGTTATACTTTTCATTCATTTCGAACGTGAGTATTCCAACTCTCATCTATGACGGTAATCACGAAGCTACAAAGAAAAACAAGACATTCTTCACTCAACTGAAGAAAGTAACACGAGACATAAACCCGCTCGTAAAAGTAGTCGATATGTCATATTATGACAATGACTTTGGGTTTGGAGTACTGCCATATGCAGATCTTCACCGTAAAAACTCAATTGAACTGTTTGATCCAAAGAAACCTTTGTTCACTCATGTTCGAGGAGAGATTCCTCCGCACGTCAAGCCAGAGGTGGACTTAGACAGATTCGAGGACTTTCCAGTAGTCTTTGCTGGTGACCTTCACGCACATAGCAATACTCAACGTAACATTGTGTACCCAGGCAGCCCTATGACAACTTCGTTTCATCGAAATGAGGTACAGACAGGCTACCTCTTAATAAATCCAAATGATTGGTCATGGATGTGGGATGCTTTCGAGCTACCACAACTTATTCGTAAGACAGTATCAGACCCTAGTGAAATGATACCAACTGACTTTCATCACACGATTTATGAGATTGAAGGAGATATACAAGAACTCGCAAACGTCAAGAACACTGAACTTCTTGATAAAAAAGTAGTCAAACGAAGTAGTGAAGCTACACTTGTTATAGACAAGGAAATGACTATTCAAGACGAATTAGTAGAGTATCTAACATATATTCTGGAAATACCAGAAACAAGGATACCAGAGATAGTAGGTATATTTAATGATTACGCTACAAAAGTTGAAATGGAGTAACTGTTTTAGCTATGGTGCTGACAATGAGCTGAACCTCAGTGATAATACTGTAACACAAGTTCTTGGTACAAACGGGATGGGGAAGTCCTCCATCCCGTTAATTATAGAAGAGGCACTATACAACAAAAACTCCAAGGGTATTAAAAAAGCAGATATACCCAATAGATATGTAAACGCAGGATATCACATACATCTTGAGTTTACAAAAGATGGAAAAAAGTATGACGTCGTTATTGATAGGAAGTCTAGTATTAAGCTTAAGTTGTTGGAAGATGGAGAAGATATTAGTTCTCATACAGCGACCAATACATACAAGACACTCCAAGATATTATTGGCATCGACTTTAAAACCTTCAGTCAGTTGGTATATCAGAACACAAATAGCAGTCTACAGTTTCTTACTGCGACAGATACGAACCGCAAGAAGTTTCTCATTGATCTTCTCCACTTAGAACACTATGTTCGCTTATTTGATTTATTTAAGGAAGAAGCAAGAAAGAGTACGCTACATCTTAATAGTATCGAATCGAAGATAGCGACAATCGAAAAGTGGTTAAATGATAACAGATTGAGTGATACATCCATACTGCCCGTGTCTGAAATTTCTATTGACACGTTAAGTGACGAACAAGAACTCGCTACTCTTATGATTGAAATTGAAAATATTTCTGAGAAAAATAAAAAGATTTCTCAGAATAATACTTACAAAGATATGTTGGCTGAGATAAAAATTGAAGAAGCACAAAATTGTAAGGTACAAGCAATACAATCATATGATGAGTTACAAAGTGAAAGTGGCAGTTTGTCACAATCCGTAGCGGGGTCTCAACGACTTTTGAGAAAGTTGAATGGACTTGGAGATCATTGTCCCACTTGTGAACAAACTGTAGATAGTTCTTTTAAACAGTCATTAATTGATGACGAGACCGACAAGATAAAAGAGGCAGAGGAACGTCAAAGTGAAATTGACACAAGAATATCACAAATTAAACGAGACAATGCAGAGTTCGTTCACGCTAGAAAACTTGAAAAAGATTGGCATGATTTGTTTCGAAGCATTGACAGCAGTCTTCCGACATCTACTTTGGATCCTAATGAGCTTAAAAGTCGGGCTCACGGAATTCAAGAGAGAATATCGGATGCTAAGGAACGGTTGGTTCGACTCACACGAGAAAATGAAGCAATCACTAAACGAAACACCCGAATCCAAGTAATATTGGAACAAACAGACGAGTTTCAACAACAATTATTTGAGCTAAACGAGCTTCTTGACTTAGAAAGTGCAACAGCCAGTCATCTCGAAGTATTGAAAAAAGCGTTTAGTACAAATGGACTACTCGCGTACAAGATAGAGAATTTGGTAAAAGAGTTGGAAGAACTCACAAATCACTATCTAGCAGAATTATCTGATGGCCGCTTTACACTGGAGTTCGTAGTATCAAATGATAAACTCAATGTTCAAATCACTGATAATGGTAATATCGTTGATATTCTTGCTCTCTCTAGTGGAGAACTGGCAAGAGTCAACACCGCTACTCTCATCGCCATACGAAAATTAATGAGTAGTATATCAAAGTCACAGATTAATATTCTGTTTCTTGATGAAGTAATTAACGTGCTGGATGAGACAGGACGTGAAAAATTAGTAGAGGTACTTTTGGGAGAAGACTTGAATACTTATGTCGTGAGCCATGGCTGGACTCATCCTCTACTCGACAAAGTCGAAGTAGTCAAGTCAGGTAATGTAAGTAGGTTAGAGCACTAATGGGACACGCCAGACGCATGATGAACAATCGTCGAAGACTAATTTGGGAAATGACCAAGGAGAAATTTAATGAAGAAAATGATAGCAGACAGCATGATGAGCTATCTAGGCGGGAAGGTGAAGTATCACCAAGCAAATGTGAGGGTTTACTTACAGAGTCCAGTAGGAATCGGTGAGCATCCTGACATTATGGCAGCAATTGAAGAAGAATTATCAAAAGCTGCGGAGTATCAAGAAAAGTTAGATCAACTTGGCGAAATATTAATGGGCAGTGAGTAAATGGTCGATAGTAGAGCAAAAGGGGCTCGTGGAGAATATTTAGTAAGAGATTTACTTCGAGAATCAACTGGTCTACAATTTGAAAGAGTACCAAGTTCTGGTGCTCTTGACTATCTTAAAGGAGACTTATACGTACCACATGCAAAGAATCGTTTTTGTATCGAAGTAAAAAATTACGAAAACTCTCCTCTAAGTGACAAAGTATTCACTGCCCCAAGAACAAACAATTTAATTAAATGGTGGAAGAAAGTAGTACAACAAGCAGAAGGCGGGAACCAGGAGCCTTTGTTGTTCTTCAAATATAATCGGTCAGCAGTATTTGTTGTAACTGACGTTCTTCCAGAACACACAGACCACTGGATGTATATTGAGTGGTTGGGCTGTTACATTCTCCTAGCAGATGTATGGCTCAAAGAAGAAAAAGTGGAGTTTATAAATGGCGTTTAACCTGACTGATAAAATGGTCAATGATGACGCAAATTCTACTCTAATCGTAGATGCTCTCAACCTTGCTTTTAGGTGGAAGCATCAAGGCCGTACAGACTTTCGATATGATTATCAAAGTACGGTAAAAAGCTTAGCGAAATCTTATGATTGCAAACGAATTATTATTTGTGCGGACTGGGGTTCATCTTCGTATCGTAAGGGAATCTCATCTGATTATAAGCAAAATCGAAAAGACAAATTCGCAGAACAAACAGAAGCAGAACGACTCGCATTCGAAGAGTTCTTCGAAGAGTTCGAAGCAAGCCTTGATGTGCTCGCAGAAGACTACCCCGTCCTTAGATATAAGGGTGTAGAGGCAGACGACCTTGCAGCACATCTAGTAAAATTTAAAAATAAGTACGATTTAGAGTATATTTGGCTCATCTCGAGTGACCGTGACTGGGATCTACTGATACAAGAAAATGTGGGTAGATTCTCTTATGTTACTCGAAGAGAAGTAAGACTAGACAATTGGCGAGAACACTATGACATTCCA